GTAAAGCCAAGGGCGGTGGACCACGTGTTAAGCCTGGCACGAGTAAGGGAGATTCCTACTGTGCGAGGTCACTGGGCATCAAGAAGCGATTGTCCAAAAAGAAACAGAACGACCCGAACACCCCAAACAATCTAAGTCGCAAGCGCTGGAAGTGTAAGGGCGCTAAATCAATAAAGGCTAAGTATGAGTGACGGTCTATACGCAAACATTCATAAGAAGCGCAAGCGCATCAAGCGCCAGAAGGCCGAGGGCAGGACTCCTGAGCGTATGAGAAAGCCGGGCTCTAAAGGGGCTCCTACAGCCAAGGCGTTTAAGAAATCGGCCAAGACGGCCAAGAAAGCAACATTCGAGTGAGGTGAGCTATGCCAATGGTAAACGGTAAGAAATACCCGTACACGAAGGAAGGCATGAAGGCCGCAAGCAAGGCCAAGAAGAAAAAGAAGAAGAAGTCTGGCAAAACCATGATGGGTGGAGCAACCTACGAGTAATGGCTACTGTCGCGCAGGTCGCTAAGGCGGCACTACAACGCATTCTGGTCCAGGCATCCGAGGCCCCATTGGAGGCTGACGAGTACCAGGACTTTATCTTCGCCATGAACAACTACATGGCAGAGCTCGACGCACAGGGTATCAGCCTGGGATATACGGTGGTCACCGATCTAGGTGATGAGGTCACCATCCCTACCGGCGCGCTGCGAGGGCTCATTGCTAACCTGGCTATCGAGGTCTCTCCTGATTATGGAGGCGTGGTATCTCAGGGCTTGGTTAAGGCTGCACGTGACGGATTCCAGACCATGAGGCAACTGGGACAGCGCATATCAGCGACTAGGAACCCTTCCACCCTGCCCGTCGGGTCAGGCAACGAGGATACTGTCTACGGCTACCCAGGACACTTCTACACCGCATCGGAAGAAGAGATCCTGGCTGAGACTACTGGCGCCATAGGATTGGAGAACAACACGAATGGTTGATAGAGCGCAGGGCAGAAAGAAGAGCCAATTCACCCAGCAGACGACGGTCCTGGCTAACAGTTACATGGACTACTTCGTAAACGGGACCAACTATAAGATCAGCTACGACAACTTCGTCAGCGGTCTGGGTGTTACCGGCACGATAGTACAGGACGGCGCTGTTACTGGCACGCCTATCCTGGACGTGGATGGCACGATCAACAACATCCGCAACCTGGAAGATGGTTCTGGCATTGTAACTAACGTGTCTGCTCAGAACGGCGTCACTATCGCCCATAACATATCCTACGACACTACTGGCGCGCCTCTGTTCCTAAATACCACGGACACGAGCCCGGTCATTGCGAGCATCGTGGGCGGTAATGGTATCTCCGTAACATCTACTGATAACTACGTGACCATCGACCAGGTGGGCGTTGCTGAGTACGCCAACGTCACTATGCACGGCAATTCTACCGAGACTGTCATAGCGAGCACAGCCACAGCGGTAAAGGTCGCAGGTACGTTTGTGGTAGGTGACGAGTCCGGTTACACCGGCGACACCACGGGCAGGGTGACGCACACAGGCAACACTGCTAGGCATATCGTTAACGCGATTGTCAGCATGACCGTAGCAAGTGGCACAAACCACACCGTGTCCATGTACATTGCTTTGAACGGCACAATCGTTACCAGCACCAAGACCACCACCACGACCTCTAACGGCCTGTATCGCAGTTTGGCGACGTATGCCAACCTAGAGCTAGATGAAGGTGATTACGTTGAGATCTTCGTGAGAAACGAATCAACGACAGACAACATCATTGTATTGGATGCGATCATAGGGGCGCTTTAATGCCTGTTACCCAGCTACCGATAGCCAACGGGTTCTACGTATCTGACTCCCTGCCCATCTCGGCACAGGAGTGTACAAACTGGTATCCGAACATTGTGCAGGGCACTGGGTTGAACCAGGAGACCCTGTTCGGTACGCCTGGGCTAGAGCAGCTCGCCACCTCCGGGGACCTGGAGAACGAGAACCGTGGCGCGCATGAGATGGCCGGCAAGCCCTACTTCGTTAATGGCGATAGGTTATACCGACTAGATGAGACCGTTGAGGACACTGTTGCTACTTACTCCCTGACGTTTATCGGTAACATCGCCGGCACTGCTAGAGTGTCAATGGCCGACAACGGCACACAGCTCATGATCCTGGTCCCTGGTGGGAATGGGTATATCTACAACCACGTGACTGACACGTTTGCTCAGATCACAGACTCGGACTTTACAGCCAATGGAAATCCTCAATTCGTCGTATTTATTGATGGCTATTTTCTGGTTACCACAGATTCCAAGAAGTTCATTATTTCCTCGATCAACAACGGACTCGCATACAACGCGCTAGACTTTGGAACGGCTGAGTCGGACCCGGACGACATCGTTGCCCCAGTGGTCTACAAGAACCAGCTATTCATCTCTGGCGGTGAGACCTTCGAGGCCTTCCAGAACATTGGTGGTGCTGACTTCCCGTTCCAGCGTACAGGCCTGTTCCTACAAAAGGGATGCTACGCGCCCTACTCTCTTGTAAACGCCCAGGACACGTTCATGTGGGTCGGTGGCGGAGAGAACGAGGGCCCGGCGATCTGGGCTCTTAGTGGTAACTCTACCGTCAAGGTATCAACCACGGCGATTGATTCACTGCTCTCCAAGCTCACAGAGACGCAGCTCTCAGAGATTTACTCCTGGGCATACGCAAGCAAAGGGGCCTACTTTATCGGCTTCTCACTGCCCTCTACGACGCTTGTATACGACATTACCTCTAAGCGGTGGCATGAGAGGAAGTCATTCTTGGCTGGAGCCCTGGGTGCGTTTAGGATCTCCTCGGTGGTCAAGGCATATAACAAGATCATCTGCGGTGATTCAATCGATGGCAGGATCGGCAGTCTTGATCCAGACGTGTACACAGAGTACGGCAACGCGATCATCCGTCGGGTAGCTACTCAGCCCTTCCAGAACAATATGCAGTCTGTGTTCTTCCCCAGCCTTGAGCTAACCATTGAATCAGGTGTGGGCAACGAGGACGTACCAGACCCGGTGATTGTCTTGCAGAGGTCGAAGGATGGTAAGACCTGGAGCGAGGAAAGGCCTCGATCAATGGGCAAGATGGGTGAATATAACCGCAGGGCTATCTGGCGCAGGAACGGCAGGGCTTCACGTTTTGAGGTGTTCAGCTTCACCCTCACGGATGCGGTAAAGCCGGTAATCATCCAGCTCACAGCTAACATCATTGGGGGAGATAAGTGACAGGTCCTAGACTCAACGCGGCACAGCCCATCGTCCAACCTGATGGCACAATGGCGCAACCGTTTAGACAGTTCACCCAGGATGCAAGTTTAAGCATTCCCATCATTGGGACCGGGTCCCCAGAGGGCGTGGTAGAGGCCAGGCAGTACAGCTTATACATAGACTCCACGGGCACTACGGGGTCATTGCAGTACAGGAAGATGCAACCAGACATAGGCGGCGACAAGTCACAGGGATGGGTCGCAGTCTAAATATGCTAAAATCAACGAAATTTAAGTAGGTGAGATCATGGATCCGTTAACTATTGCAATGACAGCGGCCAGCCTTGGCGGTTCGGTACTAGGCAATAACGCACAGAAAGACGCAGCCGCTCAGGCAGAGGCTCAGCGTCAGGCTAACATGGGCCTAATCCAGGACTACGGCCAACGTGCGGTCCAGGCTCTTACTCCTGGCTACCAAGCAGCTCAGGACATCCGACAGCAGGCAATGGATCAGAATCTAGGCCTAGCGGGCTCCACCTTCCGACCCATGATTGAGCAGGTCCAGGCAGGTGACTTCATGGGCCAGCAGGCGCTCCTGGCAGGCCTTATGGGGCAGCGCAACGCTATACTGGGTGATCCTATCAACTACGGAAACCTAAGCGCTCAGAACGTCCCTGTGAACTATGGGGCGCTATCAGGGCTCACGTCACCTCAAAGTTTAGACTTCCAGCCTATCCAGGCTCCTGACTTTGGTGACACTGCTCAAACTACGTTTACTGCGTTCGATACGCAAGAGTACCTAAAGAGCGTCCCGATGTTGCGGCGGACTATGCGCGATTAAAGGACCAGCTCATCGCCGGCGGTGACCCCCAGTTCCGAACGCTAGAGGGCTATGCCAAGTGGCACTACGATAACTACGGCAAGCAAGAGGCCCAACAAACAGAGGC